AAAAAGGTAAAAAATAATGAAAAATACAAAATACAGCAGCATGATGAAGAAGTCTAAGGGCGGAAGCATGATGAAGAAGTCTAAGGGTGGCAGCATGATGAAAAAGTCTAAAGGCGGCAGTATCATGAAAAAATCGAAAGGCGGAAGCATGATGAAAAAGTCAAAAGGTGGATCTGTAATGGCAGGAAATGCAAACAGAAGAAGATCTGATCAAAGTTAATTAGTGCCGCATCTAATAAGTAACATCCCGCATTTTAAATGCTGGGTTAGGAGAGAGTTCACTCATAATCACGAAAAGTACCAAGATGAGTACATACATGCTCTTGCAATAGCCGTAAACACCATTCCAGATAGATCTCTAAGCTTCCAGGTTGTATTTACTGGGGAAGAGGCTAATTGCGATGACTGGGACGAAGGAAACATCCATGGGGGCGCTATGTGGGCCAGAATGCCTATACAAGGATTAGTTGCTGATATTCCTATGGAAAACTTCCCAAAACCTATGGAGGACCATTTAGTTCAGCCTTGGGACTGTGAATCAAGAGATCATTCAGTTGCTATAATGGACAGAGTAAGCTCTTCTCCTTGGGTAGCAAAAATAGGCTCAGATTTCTATACAGCTAAATATTTATTTACGGTTGATTACACTAATAATGAAATTGCAGATGACCCTGCACAACACAAACAATCTCATGTATTATATATAACTGAGGATTGTGAATGGAAAGGTAACTTGATTGCTTTGCCAAATAACAGAGTAAGGGCAACAAGTCCTGCGTTGTGGGTTACGGGTGAAGGACCTCCAGATTTTAAGCCGTCACAATGGGCGCATTCTGCTGAAGGTCATGAAAGTTATTTAGATCCATCAATTACTTTTAACAATTTATACGAAGAATGATATGCACTACACAAAAGACTTAGATGAGGTTATAAAAGGACTAAAAAAAGCAAGTAAGCTACATGCTGCTCAAGCTAAAAAATTAGAAAAAATTAATAAAGATCAAAAGTCATATACTGGTGTAAAAAAGAAAAAAGTAATTAGAAGAAGGAAAAAATAATGACTACTTCAAACAGTACAGATTTTGAACCTAACGTAGCTGAGTTTATAGAAGAAGCATTTGAAAGATGTGGCCTGGAACTAAGAACTGGTTATGATTTAAAAACCGCCAAAAGATCCATAAATTTAATGCTTGCAGAATGGGCCAACAGAGGCCTAAACCAATGGACAATTGAGCAAGATACTCAAACGGTTACTCAAGGAACAGCTAACTACACCTTAAATTCAAACATAATAGATATTTTAGATGTAGTAGTCAGGAGAACGGTTAATAATGTTCAAACAGACATTTCTATTAGTAGGGTTGGTAGATCTGCATATTTAAATATACCAAATAAAGAAACTCAAGCTAGACCGTCTCAATACTTTTTAGATAAGACAATTGCTCCTGTTTTAAAAGTATGGCCAACCCCAGATAATTCTACTGATATTTTGGTATTTAATAAAATTATTAGAATGGATGATGCTGATAAAGCAACAAATACTATGGATATGCCTTTTAGATTTTATCCTTGTTTTGTAGCAGGATTATCTTATTATTTGTCTTTAAAAAAGGCACCACAATTAACCCCTCAGTTAAAAGCTTTGTATGAAGAAGAATTTAGAAGAGCTGCTGATCAAGATGAAGATAGGGCTTCTTTTAGAATACGACCAAGTATTAGGATGAATTAAAATGGCTTACGCGCTTGGTAAATTTGCGATAGCACTATGCGACAGATGTTCTTTTGAATTTAAGCTTAGTGAATTAAAAGAAGAGTGGACAGGTTTTAAAGTTTGCTCTGAATGTTATGAGCCAAAACATCCTCAATTAGAGCCAGAACCACATGTTTCAGATCCTGAAGCTTTATACAAACCAAGACCAAATAATGATCAAGAGGCTGGAGAAGGTTTTGTGGTAGTTACAAGTTCTAATATTTATCAAAATGATTTTATGAATCCTTCAACGCTACCAACAAATTTTGTAATTTCTAAAATGACATCATCATTAGGAAGCGTTACAATTACAACATCATGACGTTAGCCGAATTAAAAACTTTAATACAAAACTATGTACAAAATAGTGAAACTACGTTTGTTGCAACATTAGATGATTTTATTAAAATAGCTGAAGATAGAATCTTTGAACTTGTTCAGTTTGATTTTTTTAGAAAAAATGTAACTGGACATTTAACAACTGGGAACACTTATCTTACAGCTCCATCAGATTTTAAATTAAGCTTTTCATTAGCTGTAATTGATGGAAATGGAGAATATCATTATCTAGATAAGAAACATCCTAGTTTTATGCGAGAATATGTTGCAGATCCAACAGCAATAACCGAAAGAAGTAGACCTAAATATTATGGTGATTTTGACAAAGAATTGTCTACAGGCTCTAATAATGGCTCTACATTAATTGTGTCTCCAGTACCAGATCAAGAATATGATGTTGAGCTTCATTATTTGTACGAGCCAAACAGTTTAACTCTAGAAACAACAGGAACCTGGATTTCAGATAATGCTACTAATGCTCTTTTATATGGCAGCTTAGTTGAGGCTTACACTTTTATGAAAGGTGATGCTGATATGATGAAATTGTATGAAAATAGATTTAATTTAGAAATTTTAAGATTGAAGAACCAAGCAGAGGCTAGAGGAAGAAAAGACGAATATCGTTATGATTCTTTACGAACTTCTGTTTCGTAAAAAAAGGAGAGAAAATGAAGAAAATAAAAGCCCTTAAAGGCAAAACTGTAGCTATTGTGGGTATGGGAAAAAGTTGGTTTGATTACAACTTAGCAAAATCTCATGGGACTCACTTTGACGAAGTGTGGGTAATTAACGCAGTGGCATCTGTTATTTATCATGACAGAGTATTTATGATGGATCCACCATCTAGGTTTTTAGATACCGATGATGCTGGCGGTCAAACTGACAGTATGTCTAAACTTTTAACCGATCATAAAGGGCCTATTTATACATGTGAGCTAGATAATCGTTGTCCTGGTCTTGTTGAATACCCAATAAAAGAAATAGTAGAGCAAACCAGTTGCTATTATTTAAACAATACCGTTGCTTATGCAATTGCTTTTGCTTACTGGAACGAGGTAGCAAATTTAAAACTATTTGGTGTAGATTTTTCCTACAGAGGTAATTTACATTTTGCAGAAGCAGGCAGAGCTTGTTGTGAATTTTGGTTATCAAAATGTATTTCTGAGGGAATGCAAATAGAAGTAGCTCATAGCAGCGGTCTTCTTGATACAGATGTGCCAGCAGAACAAAAACTCTACGGTTATCATAGACTTGCAGATCCATTAGTGGTATTACAAAATGAAAATTCTGTTCAAGTAAAAAAATTAAGCGAATTAGAAATAAAAAAAATGCATCAAGAGCCTGTTTTGATTGACAAACATGACAGTCACCTTAAAAAAAATAAAGTAGGAGAACCGAACAAATGGTAATGAGTTATAAAGCTGGTCCAGAATTAGGAATAATTGAAGTATATACAACAGAAGAAGGTGGACACCCAGTTGAGTTTTGGGCAAAAAGATGTATTGAAAGAATTATTGCTGTAAGCGATCAAGCGCCAGAAGAAGTAGAAAAACAAGTAAATGACTTTAAAGGCAATATTGAGAAAGTTATTGAACAATATATGCAAAATGCTATAAAATCTGATAGGATTACAATTAATAATCAATTAGATAAGGCAGGCTTAATAGAAGCCTCTGATTTAATTAGGAAACTATAAAATTATGGCAATTGCATCAACACTAACGACGAGTTTTAAAAAAGAACTTTTAAAAGGAAATCATGACTTCGATAATGGAGCTGATAGTTTTAAACTTGCTTTATATACTTCTTCAGCAACATTAGGAGCTACCACAACTTCCTTTACCACTACAGGTCAGGCAACTGGTACCAACTATACTTCTGGTGGGGCAGCATTAACAAACGTAAATCCAACATCATCAGGAACAACAGCTTTTTGTGATTTTAGTGATTTAACTTTTGGTACGGCCACTATTACTGCTAGAGGTTGCATGATTTATAACTCAAGCGATTCAAACAAATCAGTTGCTACAATTGATTTTGGTGGTAATAAAACTTCAAC